AAGTTCAAGGAGACACCGCGATAAATGGCCGCACCGTTCGAAGATATCAACTATCTAGACCTCATCAAGAAGCTCAAGGGCTACTTCGTCAAGCCTGAAGGCAACGTCGAGATAGGTAAGCCAGAGGTTCTAAAGTACGGCGCCGAAGAGGCCCCGACCATTGACCTCAAGAACCGACCCGAGCATCGCATGCCAGACGGCAGCACGGCGACGGTCCGGTCCATGGGGATCAACATGGACGGCAAGCACGCGCTCATCCCGACGATCAGCCCGAAGGGCGAGCTCTGGGATGACGACTCGGCAGTCGAAAACTACCGCAAGACTAACGAGCACATGGGGCTCTACCCCGACGACGAGACGTCAGACCGAGCAGGCCAGAAGATCCACGAGGATCAGGCCAGGATGCTCGAAGCCAAACGTAACAACCGGTTCATGGACAACTACAACTGGCTGGCCAATGACGCGCGCCAGCGCCTCGGCGGCGAGGCCAAGTCGGCAGACGACATATCGAAGGAAATGAACAAGCGCGAGGATATACGGCTCCTGCTAGGCAGGACGCCAGAAGACTTGGATGACTCAGACCGGCCTAAGTGACAGTTCACTGCTTTGGCGCGCGGGACGTATTCGCTACAAGCTCCACCCTGGCCAGCTCGAACTATACGAGAAATATAGGGCTTGGGAGAAGGCGACGTATGAAGCCCGCGTGCGCGGCGACGTTGTGCATGCTGATGCCGACTGGCCACGCGTGTATGTCGCGAACTGCGCCCGGCGCTTCGGCAAAGACTTTCTCGGGCTGTTGATTCGCATTGAAGACGCTCTGCGCAAGCCGAAGCAGATCCTAACATATGCGACGGCGCTGCAAAAGGACATTGCGTCGATCGTCATGCCTTTGATGGAGCAGATCTGCGACGACTGCCCCAGCTCGCTTCAGCCCTACTATCGCCAGTCGTTCCAAGGCGTCGAGTCAGGCTTCTACTTTCAAAACGGCTCTGTGCTGCGCCTCATCGGCCTGGACAGCAACCCAGACGGTCTGCGCGGTCGCTGGTCAAACGGCGTGACCATCTCCGAGGCCTGCTACGTCGACAAACTCAAGTACGTCGTGCAGTCGATCATCATGCCGCAGTTTCAGGGGCATCTCGACGCTACCTTGATGATGAACTCGACCCCTGCGCGCGATCCGGGGCATCCCTACAAAACCGAGTTCGTGCCCGATGCCATCAAGCGAGACGCTTATTCGAAGTACACAATCTTCGATAACCCGCGCATCACGAAGGCAGAGCGAGACGAGCAGATCCGAGCCCTTGGTGGCATCGAGTCCGAAGAGTGCCGGCGCGAGTGTCTCTGCGAAGATGTCCGCAGCGAGAGCCTAACGGTACTGCCCGAGTTCAACATCGGCGTACACGTCTGCGAGCAACAAGTACCGCCGTATGCTCTTGGCTATACAGTTGTAGACCCCGGCACCCGCGATTTGTGCGCAGTAATCTGTGCGTATTACGACTTTGCGCGCGCGAAAATGGTCGTTACGCACGACTGGGCTCTGCGCGGCGCCCCCACGAACGTCGTAGCCAGAGCCATTCGAGACGTCGAGGCGGAAGCGTTCAAGGACATGACCTACTGGTCAGACAAGATGTTCAAGAAGAACCCCGTCTATCGCTTCAGCGACAACGACGCGCGCATGATCTTGGACCTCAAGGTCCAGCACAACATCCGCATTGGCGCAGCGGACAAAGACGGCGCAGAGGCCGCGCTGAACCAGCTGCGCAACGCGTTCCAAAACCAGCGCATCGAGATAAACCCGCGCTGCAGGCAGACGATCCAGCAGTGCGAGCAGCTCATTTGGAACAAGTCACGCACGTCATACGAGCGCAGCGATGCACTTGGACATGGCGATTTGGTGGACTGCCTCAAATACGCATGGCGGCACATCAACCGGCAGCAGTCACCCATGCCGCCATACGGGATCGTGCTGTCTCGCGAGGTCCCGCTCGAGGACATTTTCCTTCACAAAGGCGATCTGCGCTCTCCGAGCCGCGTAACCAAGGCCGCCAACGACATTATGCCTCGCGGCGTCAGCACGCGCGGCCGGAGATCTTATGTTTGAGCCGCAAGACAGGCACCCAGCGAACCAAAACGACGTAGATGAGCGCGAAACGTCGACAAAAGAAGATGCGATTCGGCTCATCGACGAGTATTGGGCTGCAGAACGCGACCCAGACGAGCTCTGGTCGACGCTAAGCGACAAAGAGACCGAGTTTTACAGCGCTTTGGAGCGGCGGAACATGTTCAACATGTACCGCTTCGCGTTTAGCCACTATTTCGGCCTGCACGGTGCCTCAGGCGCCTCGAGCCGCTGGGCCACGCAGTCGATTTCGTTCTGCGGCGAGGATAACGAGCTTATTGACTTCTCTGTGAACGAATTTCGGTCGTTTGCTGACCAGATATTCAATATGCAGACGAAGAACCGGCCGTCTTTCGAAGCTCAGGCTCTCAATACTGACTATAAGTCGCTCGCGCAGGTTCAATCCTGCGACACGATGGTCAAGTATTACTTCGAAGAGGTCTACGGCGAGCGCAAGGAGAAAGAAGTCGTCAAGATAGAAGGTCTCTACGGCAAAGCCTACACCCACATTGAGTGGGACCCTGACGGCGGCCGAACGGTCGACTTCGAAGAGGAGATCCCCTCCGACCGAGGCCCTATCCCGGTCAAGAAGAAGGGAAAAGCCGGTCTTTTGCGTCTCGCGAGGGTGTTCCCGTGGGAAGTCGTCTGCGAGCCGTATCGATCCGAGCTCGACGACCACCTCTGGCGCATGGTCATCGGCGCGAAGCGCACCAAGGTCGAGATGATCGCGCGTTACCCTCTTTTCGCGCTGCAGATTGACGAGTCGGACTACTGCGCCAACGTTTACGAGTACCAGTTCCCCGGCTGCGATCCGCTGGCCAAAGAACCCGAGGGAACGTGCGGCTATCGCATCTTTTACCACGCCATCACGGCGGCGATGCCTGAAGGCAGGCGAGTCGTCTTCGTAAACAACGTCATGGTCGATGACGGCCCGCTGCCCATCGACGACATCCCAGTCTATCCGTTTTGCACCGCAGAGCTGCATGGAACCAGCTTCGGGATCTCGGCGCTTTGGAACTTGCTGCCTATGGAGCAGATGAGCAGTCAGATCCTTAGCGACATGGCGACTAACATCGAGGCATTCGGACGGCCGCCCTTGGCGCTCGTCGAAGGCAGCGATATCGACCTCGACTCGCTGGCAAACGGTCAAAAGGTCATCTTTATCCCGCCGAACACCGAGCCGCCGAAGCCGATCCAGTTTCCGCACTTGCCCGAGTACACATTCAAGGTGCTCGACATGCTCAAAGCCCAGAAGCAGTCGATCAGCGGTCTCAACGCCATCGCCCGAGGTGACACAAGCACTAACATCACCTCTGGCGCGCACGCGGCGCTCTACAGCCAGATCGCCGTCGAGGCCCAGTCGGACGGCGCGCTCAATCTCGACCTGCACCGCGAAGCCGTTGCGAATGGGTCGATTAGCTTTCTGAAGCATCACGCCAAGCATCCGCAGCTCGTGGCTATCGTGGGAGTCGACGAGCGCTCGTATCTCGAAGAGTTTACCGCGGCCGATTGGACCGGCATTCAGCGCGTGCGCATCAAGACCGCGAACCCGGCGCTCAAGACGTCTGCCGGCAAGATGCAGCTCGCCGAGCTCCTGCGCCAGTGGCCAGGCATGCCGATCAAAGATCCGCAACAGATCATCGAGCTCGTGGTCAGCGGCCAGTTCAAGCCTGCCTACCAGCCCACGCGTTCGGGCGAGCTTCGCATCCGCCGAGAAAACGAGAAGCTGCTCAAAGGTCCACCGGTGCAAGAGATGCCCGGCAAGCCCGGCCCAGACGGTCAGCCTGGCCCACCCAAGCGCACCGTGCCACTGGTCAAGCCCTTGGCGACTGACAACGTCACGAGCCACTTGTTCGGCCATCTCGAGGTTCTGACTGGCCCCGCCGCCGAGAAGAACCCGGCGATCATGGAGGCGACTCTGGCGCACATGCTTGAGCACGTCTCGCTGGCTCGCAACGGAGATCCGTATCTCGCCGGTATCCTCGGCAACCCGCCGCCGCAGCAGCCCGGTGGAGTCGGGCCAGGTGGCCCGCCCCCAGGTGGCCAGAACGGCTCGCAGGGCAGTCAGCCCAGCGATAAGACGCAAGGGCAAGCACAGAAGGTCTTGGGCGCAGACCAAACAGACGATTCAAAGGGTGGCTCTATTCCACAGCCGGCTAAGCCGGCGCAGCCCCCACCAGGCGCG